TCATATCTGAATATCATCCCATTCACTACCGCGCGAATCCTGATAGCGGGCTGTCATTTCCGCCGATTTATGGCCGAGAAGGTGCTGCGCAAACTCGCCGCCGCGCGCTTCGGTATGCAGACGCGCCGACAGGCTCCGGATCTCATGGAACGATGGCGGTTCCTTGTCGGCATCCCACGACAACGGCGTAAGCCGGCGCGATTTCGTGAAATAGTCCGTCATTGTCCGCTGCGCGATTTTCTCACCTTTACGGCTCACCAAAATAAACTCGCAGCCGGCGGACAGTTCCCAACATTCCTCGACCAGGTTTTCCAGAGATAACCCAGCGATCGACAGTTCAACCGGGATCGTTATTCTGGCGCCAGTTTTTTCCTGCACGACTCGCAGACGAAAATCAACAATGTCGGCCCATCGCATGCTGCATATATCGCTAATGCGCTGACCGGTCACCAAAGCTATATCCATCGCGATGCGGAACCAGTGCGGGAAGTTTACAGCCTGCGCCCGGATCGTTAAAAATTCATCCAGCAGCAGCCGTGCGCGCTTCACCTCCACTTTCGGGTTGCGCGAAGCCTCGACAGGGTTGTGCTGAATAATGCCGTCGGCAACCGCCTCGCGGAATACATCCAGCAGCGCGCCGCGCATCAGCTTGGCGCTGGCCGCCTTGCCGGCCTCAACGTATCCATTCAGGAAGTCGGCAATATCCCGCGTTGTAAAATCGCACATCGCCTTATCCGGCAGGGTGCTGCGAAAGGCTTTCATTCTGCTGCGGTGGTTGGCCATTGTCTTTTCCTTCAGCTCGCGGCGTAGCACTATCTCGTCGTATCGATCGAGCCAGGCGTGCAGCGTGACGTTGTTTTCATCCTGCAGGCGCTGTGCCAGCGGCTTAACCTCTTCACTACCAAAAAACGCCATGTTGGCGGCGATCGCCTCGGTCACCGCCAAACGCTTATCGCGGCCGAGCCCGTATTCTTTCCCGGTGCGCGGATCGCGGTAGCAGTAATACCCACCATTACGGACGTAGAGGTTTGGCGGGAGATCGCGCCTTGCGTGGTTTCTGGTTCTTGCCATTGGTGATTCTCTGCAGTAGCTCGCTTGTTGGGCTGCACGGCGTATCGATCCGCACGGCCTGCTCGTCAAAAAGGTACTCCCGGCCATCCAGCACCGGCGCAGGGTAGATTTTCCCAGCACGGATCCAGCGGCGAACGGTTTCATGGCTGCGCGGGCGCGGGAGCCGCTTATTCCACTCCCCCAGGGTCAATTTGTTGGACATGGTCTTTCCTCGGTTTCAGCAATTGGGCGATTGCGTCGTCGGTCACACGACACGCCCGGGTGATATCGTCATCGCTCAGCGTCGCTTTTCTGACGCTGGCAGACAGCCGGCCGATCTTGATATCGAAATCAGAGAGTAGGCGGGCGCCTGGTTGCCATGGTTGCATTGCTGTTCCCCGTTGTGTGGTTTCCAACAATGCAAACATGGCGGTGGGGGTTATTTCTGATTTGGCGTAATCGGTTTTTTAAACGCCTGTTTCTCGCGCTTAAATCGCTCGGTGTTCGGGAAGTCAAACACCAGCTCGCTGCGGCTTTCGGCCCAGATAGTGCCGGTGGTGCCATCGGAAAACTGCACGCGCACGGCGTCGCCTTTTGCCAGGTACATTCTCAGCATGTGAGATCCTCAGTATTGGCCCCATTGCCGGGGCCGGGTGATTACCGTACCTGCAGTGATGGTTCGCCGATTTCGATATGCGCGCCTTTGACTTCCACGCCGTTCTCGATTGCCTCTTTGATGGCTTTCTTGTCCGGCGTTACCACAGTTTGCACCGTCACAAGTTCATCCGGCAGCAGGTCGGCATTGTCGACCACCACGCCGGCGGAGGCTTTGCGCGCCGTGAAGGTGTTCGCCGTGGTTTTAATGGAGCCCTGGCCGCTGGCCAGCAGGCACGCCAGCACATACTTGCGGATCGACTTTGCGCGGTTCTCGAATGACTTTTTACGGTCGGTCAGGCGTTTGATTTCCGCCGCCAGCGTGTCGGCCTGCCCCTCGATATTGCGAACGTGGATAAAAGCGGCGTCCAGCTTGTCGCCGAGCGCCCCCTCGATACCTTCCAGCGTGTCGGCGATCATCTCCGGCGTCAGGTCGTCGGAGGTTTCAATCAGTTCGTGAAACTTGGCGTAATCAGCGGCCAGTGCAATAGCTGTAGTGCTCACGATGCTTTCTCCTCGGTCAGTGCGGCGATGCGTTCATCTTTCAGTGCGGTGAGGCGGCGCAGGCGGCCGGCCAGGTATTGGGCAAACTCTTTATCGCCTTTTCCGTCGGCGGCCTTGCGATGGGCTTCAATCTCACGAGCGACAGAACCGTGAACCTTGGTTGCTTCATTCGCCGTAACCGCGCCTTTGAGGGTCTCGGCCACTTTCGCCAGATGCTCGTCCAGCTCTTCACGCATACGGGTTACGCCCTCGGCTTTCTCGCTGGCGTTCTTGAGCGCGAACTCTGCATCGTTCTCTTGGCGGTAGGTCAGATCGTCATATAGTCCGAGGAACACGTCGGCGGAGAAGCCGAGTTGCGACAGGGCTTTTTTGGTTGCGTCGGTGAGGGACTTTTTCGGCGCTTCACCGTCGCTGAGTGGCCCGTTTTTGCTCTTGTAAACGTATGGCGTGCAGCCATAAGCGATCACCTCGCCAGTCTTACCGTTGTGCTTGTACCACAGGCGGATTTTCATGGTGTGGTTTACCTCACACAGGTAGCCGCCGGCGCCGTTTGGAATGATCTCTTGAATAAAGCTCCCGTCCTGCTGCTTCACCGGTCGCATGATTGGAGCGCCATTATCGAAACGCTCTTCGATGATCTCCACACCCCAGCCAGTGCCCTGCGGCCCGAATACTTTGGTGGCCTGCATCACCATGTAGGTGCCGTTGATCGATGTGCCGCCGCCGTTATTGCTGAATGCCTTGGTAAATTTAGCGTCGGTCTTATAAACGCGGTTCCAAATGCCGAGATTGTCGCCATCCTCTGCCGATTGCTCAGTGATAACTTGCTCAACCTGCGCTGCGCGCTGCTGGAAATCGTCGGCTTTCAGCTGCTGCGCCAGCGCTTCGGCCCGGTCGGCGTTTTCTTCCGCCTGCTGCAGTTGCGGGGATTGCTCTGCTGGCGCGTTGGCGTAAACGCCATAGCCCATCTGATCCAGTTGCTGCTTGGCCTGCGCTGCCGCAGCGTCGGTAACTTGCTGCTGCGCCACTTCCGTTTTTTCACCCTGATTTGAGGCGGCAGATTGCGCCGTGTCTGGATCCGCATGCTGCTGCTCACTGCTGCCGACGAGGCCGTCGATCGAGAAGCGGCCGCCGCCGAGATTTTCCACCGCGAGCGGCGGTGCGTTCTTACCGTAGTTTTCCAGCTCAGGGCATGCAGAGTGGCCAGCAAGACGAGATTTCACGAAGTGCAGGCGTTCGGCGTCGTCGCTGATCAGCTTGAGATTTTTCAGACCGTCGGAAATGATGCCGTGGCGCACATCGGTTTCGACGTTGAGAATGCCGACGATCACTCGCAGAGTTTTGTCCCACGCGCGCCAGGCGTTATCGCGGTTGGCGATAATCTCTTTGGCGTTCTTCACGTCTGCCGCTTTCGCCTCTGCAGGATTAACGCCCATGATCGACAGGGCTGTGTGCATGCTCAGGGTGTTGTAGTCGGCCGCGCCGCTGGCATTGTCGGTGCTGGTGCTGGTGCTGGTGCTGTTCTGCGTAAGGCTTTCGCGATCGTCAGGCTTGTCGACCCAGGCCTGCGCGAATGTGGTGGTGGCTTCTTCGGTCGGCATGGCAGTAGTGTTTTGGAACAGTGCAGAAACCAATTTGTATACGGATGCAGGGTACATGGCGCCGACAGCGGGAACGGATACAAGCCCGTCGATCACCGCGCGCATGCCGGTGTCATCTGGCGTTTCCTCGTCATTGAGCAAATCCACAACCAGCGATAACTGGCTATCATCGATCTCGGCATCACCGTACATCACAACGGCGGCGATCCGAACGTTGGCAGGCTGCGCCATCAAATCGACCGGGCCGGCCGGCACTTCCGGCTCAGGTTCTTTTGGCGTCCAAGCGTTGCCGTCGAAAGTGTTCTCGGCGGCAAACTTTTCATCGAACTGGCCAATAGCCGGGCGAGGGTGCCCGGTCTGATCTTCCACGGTTTTCGCCCCGAAAAAATTATCAACGCTTTCAGGGTATTTTTCGTAAAGCTTGCCGATCGCGATACCCTCGGCCGCTTTCTTGTTCGGCGCATCAAGCGCGATCACCAGCGCCACCGCGCCGTTAACCAGAGCCTTTTTCTTCGGCTCAAAAAGTGAAATGTAGATAGGCATTTTTGGTCTTTCCTCTGTTTAAAAACGGCGCTGGTCAGGCGCCGGGGTGGGTTAAAACTTCTCGCGCGCTACGGCTTTCACGTTGTCGCAATACCAGCTGTAAAGCTCACGCTGGCGCTGCTGCAGGGTGTCCGGCGTCGCCATCATTACGGCCATTAACAGGCGGTCGCGGGTGTCGGCGGCGGTGCCGTCGATGTGGGTGAAAACTTCGATCGCTTCGTCGGAATAGCCGTGCGTCGCCGCGGCTTCGAACTGATCGCGCTGCTCGGCATCTTGGCGTTCCCATAGCGCCAGCGCGGCGCTCAGGTTGTGGGTTTCGATATCCATGGCCGCGCCCTCAGTACGGGAGTTCATCGGCGTCGACAGGGCAGTGCTCAATGCAAAGCAGCTGCTGCACCTGATCGTCGATCTCGGCAATGCGTTTGTAAGTGGCGTCGGCCAGACGGGCTTTTTCCAGCTGCAACGCTTCAACCTGCTTCCCGATGATGTCGATCGGTTCAGGCTGATTAACGTCGATGTGGATTGTGCGGGTTTCCAGCAGCACGTATTCCGGGTACTGAGACATGTCCATGGTGAACACGGAGATTTTCTCTTGGGTGTACTGGCTAACGTTAGCGTGGATAAACAGCGTGACGGGTATCTGTAGTGCTTTCATAGCGACTCCTGATATACTGCTTGCTGATCAGTAGCGCAAGCAGCTGGTCTTTCCTCTGCGTAGGGTTGGTCCCCTACGCAACCTGATGATTGGGTTGGTCCCCTTTCATCCATCTCCCCGAGATGTAAACTCGGGGTAATCAGCCCGCCTAGTGCGGGCTTTTTACTGCCTAAAATTTGGTGCCGGTCTTTCCCGGCCGTCAGGTCAGGGCTGGTCTTGCCCTCGGTCTTTCCTCGCGGGGTTCCCTCTCTTCGAGGGCTTCAGTTCTCACTGAAGGGTCTCACTTAATTCATTTCCTGCTGTGAAAAACTGCCCGGCGAACCGGGCTAAATGTGACAACACAGCACGTTTACCTCTGGGATTCTTTGCCGCGTATCGCCCGGCTGGCGGAACATTTCTGAACAACCGCTGCAGGGTTAGTGCGCTGTTGATGGAAGTGAATTTAACGAAGGTTAACGGATGTGTCAAAGCTTTTTTGTTTATCAAAGTTAACAGTAAGGGTGAAAAATAACAACCACTTGATTATATTGGTTTTATTTTTTCTTATTGGATTTCCTAGCCTGCAGCAGCTCGTAGAAAAGGCGGTTTAAATCATCCACTCTTGATCTCAAAGAGTCTACATGCGGCCTTTTTTCAGACTCAGGGAGGGAGCGGAATAAGTCTAAGAGTTCCTGCTCAATCTCGGATAACTCTATTTGCTCCGGCAATTCTTCAACCGAAGTTGGCTCGTGACCTTCATCACCATAGAGCACCCACGTAGGGGAGCAGCGAAGCGCCTTGCTCAACTGGAACAAATGCCTTCCTGCAGGTTCATTATCGTCACTTTCCCATTTAGAAATGGTTACGTGAGATACGCCCGCCCGCTTAGCAAGATCTCGTTGCGTGTAATTCAGTTCGGTGCGGCGGCTCTTGACCCGCTCGCCAGGTGTCGTTTTCTTCATAGGGTTAATATAAATTTACTTGACTTAATTTTCTTTAACTCTTAATTTTGTTTCCACAAGTTAACAAAATGGAGCCGCGAACATGCGCAAATCTGATGCTGTTGAGTATTTCGGCAGCCCAACAAAGCTAGCGAAAGCTGCTGGTGTTTCTTTGCCTGCCGTGTCCCGTTGGGGCGAGGTCATCCCGGAGCGCCGAGCCGCACGCCTGGCTCGACTTACGGGCGACGAGCTGAAGTACGACCCAGCCATGTATCAAGACCAGCAGCCAACGGATGCAGCTTAACAACCAACCCCACCGAAATCTGATTATGCGTAATCGGATTCGAGCGACAGGAGACGCGAAGTGGAAAACATCGAAAAACTGAAAAACGAGATCGTGAGCTGGGCGGCGGAGCAGGGGCAGGAACACGTTGCCATCGAGATCACCCGCGCATGGTTCCAGCTCGGCACCGACGGTGACCGAGTTCGGCTGTATCCGATCGAGGATGAAGCCGGCGCCGCGGACTGGCGAGCGATCAACACCAACCGGCAGGCGATTTTCCGCCACATGCGCAGCGAGTCGAAAGCCGCGCGTGAGAAGGTGCAGGAGCTGGCCGACGCTATGCTCGCCGCGCTGCCGGCGGAACGGCGCGCCCGGTTGGCTGGCCCGACTCAGCAGTATTTGCTTTCGGTGGCCATCCGTGAATTTGCCGCCGCGATTATCGCAATCCTGCTTGGCGCCTGTGACACGCCGCAGCGCATTGCCGGCGCACTTGTCGCCTTGCAGGAAACCCAGCGCCTGACCAGCGCCGCGTAAAACTTTGTACCGAGGAAAGACCAATGCTCAATTCAATCGACCGCATCACCTGGCGGAACGGCTACAAGCTGAATGGTGCGCCAGCGCACCGGGAAGAGATCGAGCCAATTTTTGAAGGCCGACGCGCTGCTGCGCTGTCGGTCTGGGAACAATACGAGCAGAGCAAGGCCGCGCTGCGCCAACTTAATTTGTCGCCGGAGCAGTACCAGGACGCGTGCCGCCAGATCGCGGATGCGCTGGGGATCTGACGATGAACACTTCCAAGCTTCTGATAAACGAGCCGCCACTGCTGGTTATGCCGTCGCTAGCGGCCAAGATTGGGCTGAATGAAGCCATCTTGCTGCAGCAGATCCACTACTGGTTAAGCCGTTCTGAACACAGGCACGGCGGACGCGTCTGGTTTTACAGAACAGCAGCTGAGTGGTCAGAAGAATTAGTCTTTTGGTCTGACAGCACCATCAAGCGCACGCTGGCCAGCCTGGAATCTGCCGGACTTATTTTGTCGGCGAAACTGCACCGCGAATTGCTGAATGATCCGTACACCCGCACCAAGTGGTACGCGATAAATTATGACCAATTGGAAAAGCTAAGTTGCGTAAATGCATCTGGTCAAAATGACCAAATGGCATGTGGTCAGAATGACCAGTTCTCATCTGGTCAAAATGACCAAATGTTACAAGAGAATACAACAGAGAATACTACAGAGATTACTGATGGTGGATCAGCTGGCGCTGATCACCCTGAACAGCCGCAGGCCGATCGGATGGATTATCAAAAAATCCTCGAAGCCTATCACGCTACGCTGCCGGAAATGGCGACGGTGCAGATCCTGACGGATACCCGTAAGCGCACGCTGCGTAACTTCTGGAAGAAATTCAAGTTCAACGAAACCCGCTGGCAGGCATACCTGCAGTTTATCGCCGAGAACTGCCGGTGGATGCTGGAAGACCGGCCGAACGGCCGCGGCGGTCAGTGGCGTCGTAAAAACTTCGACTACCTGATCACTGAGCGCTGCTATGTCGCCGTGAAAGAGGGCCGAGCCGATGATCGATAACCTGCCGGCCGCGCCGTACAACATCGACCTTGAGCAGGCCATTCTCGGCAGCCTGATGCACAACACTGAGCATGACAGGGCGGCGGCAGTGTTCGGCCTGTTGAAACCGGAGTCGTTCTACCTGGCGGCGCACCGGATAATTTTCACTGAGCTGCGCGCGCTGGTGAACGCCAGCAGACCGACTGACCTGATCACTCTGAGCGATTCACTCGAGAGCAAGGGCGTACTGGAGCAAGTAGGTGGGTTCGCGTACCTGGCGGAAACCGGACGGAATACCAGCGTCCCGGCGATGGTCAGCTATGCGCACGCCGTACGTGAGAAGGCCGTTCTCCGCTACGCGTTGGAGAAGCTTTACGCCTGCGTTGAGCTGGTGGGCGCTAACAACGGCATGGACGCGGCGAACAAGTTGGCCAGCGTGCAGCAGATGATCACCGCCGTATCCGACCATGCGAGAACCGGCAAACGCGGCGGCCTGCGCGCGGCGGGCGACGTGATCGGCGAATGGGTGGACGAGATGGATCGCCGGTTCCAAGACCCGGACAGCGCCTCCGGCCTGACGCTGGGTATCGAGAGCCTCGACCGGCTGATGTACCCGAAACAGGTGCTGCGCGGCGCGCTGGTTGTGGTGGGAGCCCGCCCGAAGATGGGTAAAACAGCGCTGTACAACAAAATCAGCGCGCACTTTGCGCTGAACCACCGACTACCGACGCTCGTTTTCAGCCTGGAAATGACCGACCGGGGGATCATCGAGCGAATGGTTGCGCAGGAAGCCCGCGTGAAATCGGAGATTTTCTACGTTGGCGCCCACGACGACAGCGATATGGCGCGCGCCATGGCCAAGGCCACCGAGCTGGCCGAGTCAAATCTGATGATCGACAGTACGCCGGGCGTGACGCTGGCGCACATCGTGGCGGAGTGCCGCAAAGTGAAGCGCCAGCGCGGCACGGTGGGGCTGGTGGCTATCGACTACCTGACCCTGATGAAAGCCGAGGAAGCCGAGCGCCGCGATATTGCGTATGGCGATATCACCACTGGCTTGAAAAATCTGGCCAAAGAATTGGATTGCCCGGTGCTGCTGCTGACCCAGCTGAACCGCAAACTCGAAGACCGTGCCGACAAGCGCCCGGTGCCGAGCGACAGTAAGGATACTGGCCAGATCGAGCAGGATTGCGACGTGTGGATCGGCCTGTACCGCGACGCCGTATACACCAAAGGCGCCGACCCGCAGCTGATGGAAGTGATTTTGCGCCTGAATCGCGAGGGCGCTACTGGCACCGCGTATGCGCTGCTGGAAAACGGATATATCCGAGACATAACCGACGAGGAGGCCGCGCGCCGGGCGCAAACCGGGCAAGCGAGAGAGCGGCGTTACGCCGACAAGAACGAAGCGACAAAGAGTTTTTAACCAGCGCCTGACCAGCGCTTGAACGACCAAAACGAGGAAAGACCATGAGCACTATCAACGAAATGATCCGCGATAAGCGGTTTGTGATGGATGACGGCTGTGATCACCTGCCGGCCATCATGGACAGAATCAACCAGGCGGCCCGCGCCCGTTCCCGCGCGCCGTACTGCCCACCGCCGAAACCTCAGCGCGTCGCCCGGCCGGCAGCCGAGTCCGGCCCGATCGTCAAAATCGGTGACCGTATCAGCTACGGCCGCCGGGTGATGACCGGTATCTACGAGCTGCAGCGCCTGGGGCGTTCTCCCGAAAGCATCGCGCTGATGCTTCGCATGCCCCTCGATCGGGTACTGCACATTCTGAAGCCTATAACGGCCGTACGCCGCGAGATACAGAAAAGCGTGGCAAGTGGGTTACCCCCACGTGAAAAAGACGTCATGAGCCGTCTGGCGGCCGAATCGAGGGCATAAACCATGGCCGGGCAATCGGACTATCTACCGCCCGGCCTGCCATTCAATCGAGGCGCCTGGACGCAGGAACAACGCGATTTAGAGCAGTTCGACCTGCGCGCCTGTGGCCTGGTACGCGATTTATTCGCGAGGAAGATCACCCGCACCACGGTGCTGGTTGCGATTGAAGAGGCGCCGGAGCAATACCGGGAACATTTCAGAGCACGCCTGAACCACTGGCGTGACCGCAGAGAGGGGAAGGGGCAGTGAAAAAATTCAAAGAGTGGGTAATTCGCAAACCGTGGGCGGCTCTGTTCTGGGTATGCGCCATTTTCTGGGCTGTTGTGGCGGCGGTGATCGCCTGGATGGTACTGGCATGAAAAAAATAATCATCTGGATCACCATTCTGATGCTGGTCGGATGCGACAAAATCGCTATTCCTACCGGCGTAAACTCTGCCAATGCCCTGACCCGTTACGTGGATAGCGAGAACAGCGTGATTTGTTACCAGGCGCTGTACCAATCCAGCACCGCTATCAGCTGCGTGCAACTGGATCGTGAGGTGCGTGATGCCAGCAAATGAACTGAAGCCGTGCCCGTTCTGCGGAAACACAGCACCGCAATTGATGACCCCTGACTGCATCCCGCTTGGTGGGTTCATGGTTTGCTGCCCTCAGCCAAGCTGCCAGGCTCAGTGCCGACTATCAGGAAACCGGGACAAGGCAATTGCGGCATGGAACCGCCGGGCTGGTGACAGCGCTAGGGAGGTGGAGCGTGGCAAAACTGACTAAGGCGCAGCGCGCAGAATTGCGGGAGAAGTTCGGCGGCAGGTGCGCTTACTGCGGTTGCGTACTGCCAGAGAAAGGCTGGCACGCCGACCACGTCGAACCGGTGATGCGTGAATCTGAGCAGGACATGGCGGCCGCCGCCAAAGGCTTATTCAAACTGAAGGCCACCGGCAAGGTATGGCACGAAAACCGCGACTGCATAGAGAACCTCAACCCGGCTTGCGCGCCGTGCAACCTGTTCAAAACGACATACAGCCTAGAGATGTTCCGCGAGCAGATAGCGGCACAGGCGGAAAGAGCGCGGGCGTATAGCGTCAACTTCCGCACAGCTGAGCGCTTCGGTCTAGTTGAAGTGAAAGACACTCCGGTTGTTTTTTGGTTTGAGCGGGCCGAGGCCCAGGAGAAAGCATTATGAGCGTATGCATGGTTGATATTCGCAGACCAAAACAACGGATTCCGGACGTCGAAATGCCAAATCACACATGGTTTTGTGTGCTGGATATCCCGGGAATGGAAGCGTTGACAGACACGCGAAAATTCTGTGACACGGCTACTGCCACTCCAGCCAAGGCCAAGAAGATGGCTGATTTGGTTGAGGCATGGACTCCACCGGACGGTTGGTGCAACGGTAACGACAAAGAATGGCACGCCAGAATGAAGGGCTACATCGTCGAGTTCCTTCGCAACTGCAACGGATTCAGAGTGAGGTAACGAGATGGACAATAAGCTGAGCGAACTGAGCAAACCAACAGCGTGCCGGAATAAGCACACGGGAAGAACTTTCAACGCGACCGAAAACACGGAGCCGCAGATTTACGAATCGCTCTACTCGCAAGAGTACGTCTCCGCCCTGCTGGCGGAGCTGGAAGCGAAGGATAAGCGCATCGCCGTGCTGGAAGCCATCCGAGCAGACTCCTCCCAGGTGTTCAAAGAAATCGGCAACGAGCTGGGCTGCAATCCAGACAACGAGTCGATCATGGCTGCTATCGATGAGCTGAAAGAGCGGGAAAAGCGCGTGGTGGCGCTGGCAGGCGGCAACGCTGAGCTGTGGGAAACGATGGCTGCGAGGCTTGAGGCAGCAGAAAAGCGGCTGGCTACGCCGGTGCGGTTGCATCGTGGCGCATTAATGGTTTCGGCCTACGCAGCAAACTCATTCAATTCGGAGTGGCACCTCTGCTTAGCT